AACATATCATCAGCCTTGAGCAATGCAACATCAGGGTTATCAAACATAACAAATTCAATAAGTTCCTTCACTAGTAACTTAAACAATGGATTGCGGCAAGTATCATCAGTGGCCAACACTGTTACTAGTTTTGTGAACAATCCATTGGGAACAGTGGCATCAGCAACGCGAAGTGCTGCTTCAAACATTGATAATTTGCTGACAGGATTTGGGGCAAATATAAGCAGTCTTGGTGCTGGTATTAGAATGGTTGGAAACGCCACACAAGGTGTTTCAGCTGGAGCCAACCCAGCTTCAAGAAGAATTGTCAGTGCCACAGTCCCTCAATCAGTTTCAACAAGAAATGACATTGCTGCTGCCAATGATTGGCGTGTGAGTTTAGCAGTTCCAAGTTTAATTCAAGGTGGAGAAGTTTTAAGTCCCTTGGGTACTACTGGAAATAGAATGGTATTTCCATTTAATCCTGTTATATTATTTGGGCAAACAGCGAATTATTCTTCAATTAGTCCAACACATTCTAATTATAATTTCCATGCGTACCAGAACAGTCAAATAGACAACATTACTATAACAGGTGAGTTTGTTAATGAAAACGAGTCAGATGCAAAATATTGGATTGCAGTCATTCATTATCTAAGAGTGATGACTAAGATGTTTTATGGTAATGGTGAGAATTTGGGCAACCCTCCGCTTTTGAGTAGATTAAATGGTTATGGGAAACATGTGTTAAATGATATACCAGTGGTGATAAGCAATTTTACAGTTGATTTGCCAGCCGACGTTGATTATATACCCTGCGTTGTTTCAGGAGAAACCAACTATGTCCCAGTCCAATCTCAAGTATCAGTAACTTGCATGCCAAACTATGCCAGGCGCAGTGTTGCAAAATTTGACTTGAAAGTGTTTGCAGATGGTGGGTTTGTTGGTGGCAACAAAGAAGGATTTATCTAATGAATAATTATAATGTTTATTCAAAAACAAAAGTAACGCCAGCTGGATATTTGGATTTCTTGGAAGTGCAAACGGTTCCATCTGCTGCAACTGACATACTTTATGAAATCACACCAGCATATACACACCGACCTGATCTATTGGCAAACGATTTATATGGAAATAAAAATCTATGGTGGGTTTTTGCTCAGAGAAACATAGATGTGTTAAAAGATCCAGTTTATGACTTTGTTGCTGGTACTAAAATATTTTTACCACAAGGGCAAAATTTAATCAAAAGGTTAGGGTTATAAATGGCAATTAATTTTGGAAGTCTTGGAAGCCAACTTAATCAAGTAAATTCTAAAATACAATCTGGGTTGCAGACCGTAACACAAGCAGTTGCACAGCCCAATTCTGAATTTCCCAATCTTTTAAATTCAGCTCAAAGTGATCTTAATACCTTTTCATCTTCATTTAGTGATGATTTGACAGGTTTTGGCCGTGCAATAAACCAAAACTTGGCGCCTGGGTTTAGTGATTTTCAAACAGCAATTAATAAAACCATGTCACAGATTGACCCAGCATTGGGTGGCGTCGTCACAAACTTGGATCAATTTTCTTCAAACTTACAGTTGCAAGTTTCAGGTGCAGTAACAGGTATCACGTCCCAGCTACAAGGAAATTTAAGTCAAATAGCAGGTATATCTAATCAATTAACAGGTGGTATAACTCAGTTAACTGATAATATTGGACAGATAACAGGAAATGTGAGTCAATTAGCTGGACAGGTTTCTGGTGGATTAAGTCAGCTAACTGGCAATTTAAATCAAATTTCAGGAGGGTTTTCCAATATATCTGGTCAATTAAACAATAGCTTAACACAAGTTTCTGGTGTATTTGGAAATATATCAGGATCAGTTGCAAACTTTAACAACAGTTTGTCTGCAGGAGTCAATAGGCTGCAAAGTAGTTTGGGGAATGTTTCAGGAGTAATAAACACTATAAGTAGTATTGCATCAAATCCTGGAAGATTTATAAAAGATAAATTAAACGGGTTAGTTGATGCTGGACTGGAAAGAATCCTCGAACCAATTAATAGATTGACATCACTTGGGCAAAATCTTGCAAGTTCAATTTTAAATTTTAATCCTATAACAGTGATAACCAGGGACATCGCCAATTTACAAGGTCTAGTGGGTGGACGATTTGCACAGATGACTGAAGCATTGCAGGATACTGGAAACTATTATTCATTACTCACCAAAGGACTTGAGGATATTAGGTTATTGGGAAGTTCAATATCTGGAATTGATTCTGGAATTGGTTCTGGTGAGTCTTCTAGTCGAATTGAAAATCCATTAAGAAATTTTAATAGTTTCAATAGCATTATAACTTTGGGAATTTTAACTGGGGAACAATACAACACTCCTGAGAGTTATAGGCAATCAGAGTTTGATAGAATACTAGTTCGCAGTGGCGGTGGATCATTGTCAAACAGAGTGAGAACGTATGCTGAAGGTTCTGATAATGCCGAATATTTTATTGATAATTTGGAAATAGATGCGATAATTGCACCTAACCCCAACACTGGTGTGAGCACTGGATTGAATGTAAAATTTACAGTTACCGAACCATACAGCATGGGTAAATTTTTAGAAAGCATGATATTGGGCTGTGTTGATATTGGGTACAACAACTATAGTGAAGCACCATTTTGTATCAAAGTTGAATTTGCTGGATGGGATGAGTATGGTGAAAAGATAACATCTCCAGCAACCCCTAAATATATTCCTATTAAATTAATTAACATGGGTTTTGAAGTAACAGATCAGGGCAGTGTGTACAATGTTGAAGCAATTGCGTACAATGATAGAGCCATGGAAGACACTGTCAATCAGATAAAAACACCGATCACTTCATTGGGAGCAATCGTTCATGAAGTTCTTGAAACCTCATCATCTGCAGTAACACGTACTATGAATGCCAGAATCGAAACACTTGAAGAGAAGAAAATAATAGTTGGATATGATAGGTATCTCATAGTATTCCCAAAAGATCGTGCATCATTAAGTGCAGCAATCAGATCAGGGGTAACTAATCCCGACTTGCTAACGCGAGTTGCTGAAGAAGAATTGGCTGTGCGTAAGGGAATAGAAGAATCTAGACTTGAATTAGAATCATCACCAGGGACAGTTCAAGTAGTATCATCTGCACCACCTAAAGCATATAGTTATTTAAAAACCTGGGCAATGAATGAAAATAACATGAATGTTATTGGCAGAGCTGGGTTAACCGTGGACACAAGAGCTGCTGGGACTGCTGGATTTACTCCTCCTAGTGATGTATATGATGATGCAATTTTGCGTGGCCTCCGTCGTGATACGAATGAAGCAATTGTGCCTGAAAAATCAAGAGACTTTAGTTTTGACTCAGGGGAAAGAGTGACCAGAATTATTGAAGAAGTGGTTAAATCGAGTCAATACATTGAGGAATCAATGGAGAACAAATCAACACCAGGATTTAAGCCTTGGTTTAAAATTGAAACCATGGTGTTTATTGAAGAAAATGATGAAGTAAGTGCTTCAATTGGTAGACCTAGAATGACCTATGTTTACTCAGTTATACCCTATGCAGTTGATGAAGCAAAAGTAGCAGCGCCAACTCAGATTCCTGGAGCAACAGCTGAACTTAAACAAGAAGCAGCCAAAGAATACAATTACTATTATTCAGGAAAAAATGAAGATATTATTGATTTTAACATAAATTTTAATAATGCTTTTTATCAGCATTTAGCTTCAAATTATGGACAACCAAGAGCCACTGCTGCAAGTTCTCAAACTGGAATGAATTCAGTAACTGGAACATCAATTGCTCAAGCACAGCGTCTTGACGTTGGTAAAACGTTGGAACCAATAAGTTCAATAACAGAAGGGGTGAACACTGGGTATTATATAAATGGGGGAACAGTTCTTTCAGCTGAAAGTGCATTTAAAAAACAACTAGCAGATATGATTCATGATAGAATAATCAATAGTCCAATAGATATGATCACTGCTGAAATGGAAATATGGGGAGATCCTTATTTTATGCCATCTGATCAGGGCAACTATACATCAACTCCAATAACACCAATGTTGACTGCTGATGGTACTATGAATCCAACATCCAATGATGTGTTCATAGTATTAAATTTTAGAACTCCTTTGGATTATCAAATAAATGGATTTGTTATGGACATGCCAGAACTGGTAAGACCATTTAGCGGATTATTTAATGTTCTTGGTGTGACCAGTGTTTTCAATGAGGGAAAATTTACGCAAACACTCAAACTGATAAGGCGCCGCAATCAAAATGCTGAAGGGCAAATTACTGGGACCAAATCTCCTGTTGAAGAAGACCCAAATCCAACGACAAAATTAGCAACACCGACTATCTCTGCTACAGCAATGTCAGCAACTGGAAATTTATCCACAGTGGGGTACGGTGACGGAAAAATTGACCCAAGACTGGCAGCCGCAGTAAGTCAACAATTATCAGGACAAGGATACACCACTGCTGAGATTAACGCAGTGCTTACTGGTAATACATCAAGTGCAACTGCCCCTGGCAGATTTGGAGATGGAACTCGCGGAGGATCAACAACGTCAGCTACTCCTTTGGTAGGCTATGGTGCTGGCCAAGTTGACCCTAGATTAGCAGCAGCCGTGCAGTCAAGAACAACTACTACTAGACCACCAACCCGTCCTGGGCAGCAAACATCTGGCCCTGCTGCATTGGTGGATAGAAATGCTGGCGGGCGTGGTGCTGCTGGTGGGACATTTATATAAAAGAGAACGCTATGGCACAAATTACAGATCAAGAAAAATTAGTATTAAAACTAGTAGCAGAATGGGAATCTGGATCTCTGGGATACGAGGCATATAATCCTGGTGGCAGAAATTCGACAATTCCTTCCAAAACACTAACAGAAATCAGTGCGTTCCAGGAAGAAATGTTAGCCAACCAAAGAAGAAATGGAGTGGAGGAGCCCTCATCTGCTATTGGCAGATATCAAATTATAAGAGACACGTTTAAAGCAGCATACACTGGATTAAACATGGATCCTAACAGAATCAGATTTACCCCTGAGATACAGGATGCATTAATACTGTACATATTAAAGGATCGTCGTGGTATGGAATTATGGAAAGCTGGCAATTCTGTTAGAGAAAGACTAATAGCTTACCAAGTAGATCCGATAACTGATGATCCAGACATTGGATTTCATGTATTGCTTGCTCTTGAATTCGCAAGCGTTCCAGCGCCGTATAGCTTTGTATATAATTCTAAAAGAATACCAGTTACTGCTGGGAAAACAGTATATCCTTCTAATAATGAAGAAAAGCACGAAGTGGCTAGATTTACTGCACAGCTAAAGGATATAAGAAACGGTGGAACTGGTGAAGTAACTGATGTTGATATTTCAGCAGCAAGTGCGAATGGTGCGTTGCCATCACAGGGGTCGTCATCTAGAAGAGTGGCTGAAAACGCATCCTCTGGGGGGCAGCGTATGACTGGCGGACATGCTACCTCCAGAGGTGTGGGATCAGCTGCAACACTGCCAGTGGCATCAGATGTTTACATATATCAAAAAATAGATTTTTACGACAATCGTTATGACTTTAGAACAGGAAAAAAAGTTAGAGATATGGGAATAAATGGAACAGCATCAGCAACAGATGTTGGAACAACTTCACCGATAACAGATGAACCTGGCATAGCGCCACCACCAGAAAGTACGTCAAATCAAATTGATCCTGGATTACGCAGCGCCGCAGATGCAAATCTTGCAAAACAAGGATATACACTGGCAGAAAGAAATGTACTCTTATCAGGAACTGCAATTACTGCATCTTCACCAGGCAGTCTGGGAGATGGATTGCGTGGACCTAGCACTACTGTTAAACAACTTCCATCAGGTACACCAACTGTTGGACCACAATAATTAATATTTGCTAAATTATACTATACTAACTATTTCAAGGATCTAACAAAATGTCAAATAACAGGATGTCAAGAAGTACTGTGATGGATCAGCCAATTAGAGACTCAGGTCCCTATGAGGCAATGGTGATAAACCACCTTGATCCTTTTAACATGGGAACTTTGGAAGTTGAGTTGCTGAAGCACAGCAGCGCCTCTGGTATTCCTGAACGAACGGGACAATTGGTTCCTGTTAGATATTTGTCACCATTTTATGGTGTTACTCCGGTTGGCGGAGTCCAGCCAAATGATGGGTATCAGTTTACACAAAAAAGTTATGGATTTTGGGCAGTGCCGCCTGATCCTGGCACCAGAGTTTTGGTGATATTTGCTGAAGGTCATGCAGCGTATGGATATTGGATTGGATGTATACAAGATCAAAACATGAATTTTATGGTTCCTGACGGACGTGCCAGTACCACACTGACCACGGCTGGCACTCCTGATAATTTGCGTGGGACCAAACTGCCAGTGGGTGAGTTTAACAAGTCAGTTGAGCAAGGTGAAAAAATTGACCCAACTCTTTTTGATAAACCTTATAACAAGGATTTTACTGAAATTTTAGAAGTACAAGGGCTTTTGAAAGATGAAATCAGAGGCACAACGACAACCAGTGCTAGACGAGAGGCGCCCAGTATGGTGTTTGGTATAAGCACACCTGGACCGCTGGATAAACGAGTGGGCCATCTTACAACCTCATATGGGCCAGACGGCTCGCAAATACAGATTCCATTCAACCGCTTGGGTGGATCTAGTTTTGTGATGGATGACGGTGATGACAAATTCATAAGGGCAACTCATGCAGAAGAGGGTCCACCAATTTATATCAACAAAGAAAATCAAGAAGAGGGTGGTGACGAAACTATACCACAAAATGAATTAATACGATTGAGAACTAGAACTGGGCATCAAATATTACTGCATAACAGTGAAGATTTGATTTACATTTCTAATTCTAGAGGAACTGCTTGGATTGAACTAACCAGTGATGGAAAAATAGATATTCATGCCCAGGACAGTATCAGTGTGATGAGTGATACTGATATCAATTTCACTGCTGAACGTGACTTTAACGTTGAAGCAGGACGTAATATTAACATGAAAGCGAGTGCTAGGTGGAGTGATTATAATACTACAGAGGAAGGTGTTGAAAGTGGACGTATTCAAATAGAAAGTAAATTTAATACTAATATTGACGTGGGCAATAATTTAAAATTAACAGTCACTGGTGATTATGATTTAGCAGTATTGCAAGATTTTAGAACAACTGTATCTAGTAATTATCATTTAAAGACTGACGGGAACATACTTCAAAGGTCAAAAGGGTCAACTAGTGAAAGTTCAGGACTTAGTTGGTACCGTACATCAGATTCAGACATCAATGATTTTGCAACAGGTAGTATATTGGAAACAGCGTCAAGTGGTGATATTATGAGCAGAGCGGGAACCAGTATTTTTCACTCGGCGACCTCTAGTATTGAAAATGTCGCAGGTACTGGATATTACAATAAGTCAGGTGGTGATTTTGATGTAACATCGGGTGGTACAGTTTATTTAGATGGTACCCCAGATGTGAGATTAAATGAAGGACACTCGTCACCTGCTGGCAATGCTGCAACCGCGCCGCGTGCTACTGAACCTGTGGCTGCAAATTTAGTAACATTATTGAGTACATACACTTTACCTTATATCATTCCTGGTGTTGATCAGCCAATAACATATGAAAGTATAATAACGAGAGCCCCTCAGCATGAGCCCTGGCCTTTGCATGAGAATATGAATCCACTGGGAGTAAAATGTGATCAAACTGACAGGGAGAATCCTGGACCGTTGGTGACTGCTGATAGAATTCTTACACCTGATACATTTACAAAAAACCGTGGTGGATTGCAATCCAGTGTACGAATTTCAGGGTCAGGGGGCCAGATTGAGAGTGGCTCTGATCTGTACGCAGATGCAGGTGTAAATTCAGAAGAAACAATTAATGCAGTACCTACAAATATCACTGGAACATCACCTGGTATATATGGAGATGGGACCAGGGGGCCATCCACACCAGCAGAAGTTGCTGCTGCTAAACCTCCCGCCACTACCGCTAAACTTGATTATGGAACTCTAAGACCTAACGTGAAATCACGCAACACTGCCACGCCTCGTCAACATCCTAAGCAAAAAATTATTGATGCAATATCTCTTGCAGCAACACAAGTATTGCCACCTGGCTATTTCTTAGCAATAACACCAAAAGGTGGCTGGGATAACCCCCAGCAGAGAAAGACAAAATCAAAAGCTCACAATTTTGGGTACGCAGTAGATTTCCATATCTACCCTCCGGGTACATCAATTCCAAACGGCAGGTTGGATTTTAATCAACATCCAGAAATATATAAAAAACTTATGGAACGGTTGTTAATTAATGCAAACAACCGTGGAATAAAACCAGGAATGGCAGGATATGCTCCTAATGCAGGCTCGTTCCTGCATTATGATGAAAAACCAAGTCGTACTCCCAATCCAGGCGTGGTTCGTCGCGGCGACTGTACATCATGGTATCGCGACAAATATAACATTACATCAGCTGATAAGCAGTCTAAAGAAATAACGGATACTGCGATATCAAATGTCAGACGCGGTTTATCTAGCTAAATATTATCATGAGTAGTTTGGAAAAAAATCTTTATAAGAGGGTCACAGTTGATGGGAACCCAAGTAGAGCAAGGGTTGGACGTGCATATCGCGGATTTTCAACAGTGAGTGAAAATACTGAAAATTTTGCACTTTATGACTTTGAGCTGATAAAGCAGGATATTATCAATCACTTCCATATCAGACAGGGTGAAAAATTAAGCGATCCAGGATTTGGAACGATAATCTGGGATTTACTCTGGGAACCATTTACTGATAGAGTGCGTGATGCAATTGTTAAAAATGTAACTGACATAGTCAATTATGATCCCAGGGTACAAGTTGAACAAATTTTAGTTGACAGCTACGAACAGGGTATAGAAGTAAATTGTACGTTATCGTATATTCCTTATAATATTTCAGAACAATTGTTGTTTAGATTTGACCAAAAATCACTAAAAACATAATTATATGTGTAGTTTACAAAACCGATAAATACCTTACATAAGTGAGGATCAATCAATGTCATCAACTGATAGACAATCAAGGCTGTTAGCTAC